GCTGGACAGACCTATTATCAGTGAATATGTCTAAACTAGTCAACTTGGTCAAAGCTGAAAGCCAAGGGTTCTGCAACTTCATGATGGCCTGCGAGATGTTTAATTTACCAGTCTTGAGTGGGATAGACTTATTATCCAAAGATCCAAAGTGGCTACCTCAAGTGATTAAAGCCCGTAAATCATTCATATTGTCTGTGATGGTTTTATTACATGACAAATCCTCTATTGATGAAGCTATGTCAAATGTTCGTTTCATGGCTATGGAAGGTTTCAAAACTTTCCCTCAAGTCCCAAATCCGGGTAAGCGAATTCCCAATTTCAATGTGATGATCAAATCTCGCTTCGAATCATGGGTTTATAAGCGGGCAATAGAATCTAGTTCTAGACTTATTAGAACATGGGGTTTCGAAGCTAAGAAAGTGTTGGAGGCTCATGAAGTGCCAACATGGACAAATCTTTTTGATTTCTTAACCTTTTGTGAATTGGATAATCCTAGCCAGCTCATAAATGCTTTCTATTACAATTATGCGAAGAATAAAGATGAAACACCTGAAGGAAACTGCTCCTCACAGATGCTAACAAAGATCTTGCAATATGAAGATATGTTGCCAGATACAAATGAGCATCTTGGCATGAAGGATAAGGAAGATGGATCATATGGATTCCATGAATTTTCCCCCAGTCTCGTAAAAGCTATGTGTGGTCACTCTGAAGAAATTTTGAGAATGAAATTGGGCAATCACTGGAAGGATGTACTTCATAAAGAGATTTTAAGTGATTTGAATGGTTTGACTTTAGAAGAGCTTTCTACACTTAAGGCTAGTGCAGCATTCACTCCTGATGGTCAATTAGAATCACGGCCTAAAGTCATGTCTGCATTGAAGGAATTTGTAACTGATAAGGAGGCTTTTAATGCGTTGCAATTGTTATCATCTAGCTATAGCAAACTTTTTGATAAGGGAGGGTTATTTGTCGATTTATTTCGGAAGAATCAGCATGGGGGCCTTCGTGAAATATATGTTCTATCAATAGAAAGTCGAATCGTACAAGCAATTCTTGAGCAAATATCCAAAACCATTTGCAAGCAGTTTCCTTCAGAAATCATGACTCACCCAAATTTGAAGCTCTCAACACCAGGCATGCATTCTCAAATGGAAAGGAAAATGTTCACACTTAAGGGACAAAAGTGTATAACTGTTTGCACAAATGATGATGCTAGTAAGTGGAATCAAGGTCATTTTGTGACAAAGTTTGCCATGATGTTAACCAGATTCACAGATGAAAGCCTGCATCCTTTCTTACATGCTGCATTAAGTTTGTGGACTAAGAAGAAAATTAGTCTACCAAAAGATTTGCAGGATACTTTCACTAAATTCAGTTACGACACTTTGATGAAAATGAATGCAGGAGATCAATATTTCCACAGAATGCATCGATGTTTTAAGGCTGAAAATGAAGAAAAATGGATGACTGCTGGCTACAAGTACATAGAAACTAAGACTGGAATGATGCAGGGAATCCTACATTACACATCTAGCTTGTTCCACACAATTGTGCAAGAGTATTCAAAGAGTATGATAGAAAATCATCTTGAGCAAAAATGCAAAGTGAAGCCACTAGTTACGATAATGCAATCATCAGATGATTCGGGCATGATAATAACAATACCTGTTGATGATACAAATGATGCAGTGAGTAAGTATATTAGATCTTGTGTTGCTTTCAAAATGAAGAATTCTTTAGCTACAATGGTTGGTATCTACAATTCTAATAAATCTACTTCAGGAACTACTGGTTTGTTCGAATTTAATTCAGAGTTTTTTATATATGGTAGTCTCATTCGTCCAACTTGGAAATGGGTTCATGCAGCATGCAATTTTCCAGAAGTGGATTCCTTATATGGTCGTCAGGAGGCAGTTTATAATTTAATAACTCAAATCATAGAAGGAGGTGGTTCATTATTACTGGCAAGTTATTGTCAAATGGCTCAGGCTTTGCTTTATTACAGATTAATGGGGTCTAGTGTCAGTGATGCTTTTGTGTTTTTCTCACGAGAGATTTTAAAAGTACCAGACCCCACATTGGGTTTCTTTTGGCTAGATAATTGTAGATCTGCAGGGTTAACGGGGATGCGGTATGCTTTATGGAAAGTGTCAAAGGAAAGACCATTGGTTTCCGCAAAACTTAAAATACTATTGGATGATGCAGCTGAAAGGAAGATAAAAGAAATAGAAAAAGATGTGCCGACTCAGGACATGCTGGACATTATAGCCACTGGTTCTTTGACACATGGTAGCATTGTGTCCTATGGTAATAAGAAAAGATGGGAACATTTGCTTAGGTCATTAAATTTACCAATAGATTGGAAGGAACAGTTGGATTTAAAACCAGACATATTATATAGAAAAGCATTGGATAAGAAAGAATATGAGTTGAAACTTGCTGTAAAAGCCCATAGCTCAGGAGTGGCACAATCACTATCTAAAGGGAACTGTGTGGCTAGAATGATTGCTTCAACTGTGTACATACTTACAAAAACGGTTTTGACTGTAACTGGAGGCTGGATGGATACTGAAGAGGGAGAAGTGGTTAGCAAAACAACCTTGTTGAGGAAATTGTTAGTTGAGTATGTTCGATTGGAGGCCAGTCCAATTTTGAATCAAGAACAAGAAAATGTGTTGTTTCCATTATGGCCAGCTTATATTGAATTTGATATATGCCAAAAGGAAGTTTCTTTGAATGGTTATCATGATCCAACACCTAGGAGAAGAGTACGAAGTGATGTTGTGATATTCACATCTCCTGTCAG